CGCCATTACCGCATCCATCCCCCTCGACCAGCTCGAAATCTACTGCGCCGCCATCCGGGAGGGCAGGTGCTATGCCCCGCCCTGTAAACTCGGCAAAATAGTTTACGCAGTAGAGGCAGATGCGAAAAAGATGCAGAGTTTCGTCCCCGTTCCGTTGAAAATACGGAGAGTGAAATTCGATTTATGGATGATGGATTTATGGGAGAAGTGCATCTTCCCCTCCGAGAACGCGGCTAAGGCATATATTGACGAGGTTGGACGTAAGCGCCGCGCCGAGGCCCAGGCCGCGAAGGGAGGGGACGGGGAATGAAATATAAGGAATTTGTTGCATGGTGCAACGAACGGGCTTGCGATGGAATGTGGGGGATGCTTACCGCACTCAAATGCATAGACGTGATGAAGCGTGTTAACGGCAAGCCTTCTTGGAAAAGGGAGAAAGCATGGCAAAAGTTTGATGCTGAGCAAAAGATAACGAACATTTGCCGCGCTATAGACGAGCGAGCAGCCGAAAGGAGGCGAGAACGATGGATAGGTTGACGGCGCGTGAACCGCATAAGAGCATGGCGTATCTCACCAAAGTGAAGACCGATGAACAAGAAATAGAGGCATCACGAAATACCTGCCTATGCATCATGGAATCATGGGACCGTCTCGCCGCCTACGAGGACACCGGCTACACCCCCGAGGACGTGGCAAAGTTGGCCGCCGAGTTGTTGGAATACCGTGCAACGGGGACGGTGGATGAATGCGAAACACGGAAAGCTGGTTGCGAAGAATGCGATATAGCCCATAGGGATTTTGAGCACTCCCAAGATCCCAAATATGCTAAATTTGCTGCTCTTACGGAAAAACGCGACCAACTGGCCGCCGAACTGTTGGAGGCAAGGGCGGAGAATGAACGGCTGACCTCTATCGTTCAGAAGGAAATGCCTGAACTCAAGAGGGCCGTGAATGAATTTGAACCTATGCACCGAGAACTTTGCGGCCTACTAGACCGCACGGTCATGGAGAAAAGTGCCCTGACCGCCGAGCGCGATAAATTGCAGGAGGAGAACACAAGGCAGTATCACACATTGCTTGATGCCCGGCAAGAGCAGACGGCCACGCAAAACCACTTGTATAAGACAATCGCCGAGTGCAAAGCGCTGAAAGCCGAATTAGACCGATATCGCAATACCGGGTTTGAACCCGGTAAAGTGCTCGAATTACACGGGAAATACAAGGAATTGTATAACACCGTCTTCGACTCGCAACTTCGCGAAATACGCGCGCTGAAAGCCGAGAGGGACGGGCTGGCGCGGATTATTGACGGACAGGCATTTCAGCTTGGGCAGGCGCACGACCAGGCGCAAGGCGATTTACTGACAATCGGGACGCTAAAGGCGGAACTGCGGGAGGCGCAGGAACTGGCGAAGATAATTACGCGTTGCGCCAAGTATAAAGCGGGATGCTGGGAAGTTTTTATATTGTCGAAATTCATGGATCGGCTGCGCAAGCTCGCCGGCGACGCCCCTACCTCTTAAACGCGAGTATGGCATCATGCACGTCCTGCGAGTGGGTAATGACCTCGAGCACTGGGCGGCCCGGCACGATGAACCGGGCATGGAACCCCTCAGGCGCATCGATGCCATACTGCATCTGCCACAGGGTGTAACCGGCATCGTGCAGCAGGCGGAGGACATCATACCAGTCGGCAAGGGTTTCAACGGCCATAACGGGATTATAACACGAAGGAGGCAAAAAGGGATGAACGAATTGAGGGAATGCCCGTTCTGCGGGATAGTTCCCGAGTATCCGCGCAAGGTTGGAGATTCAAGCATGTGGCCGAACTGGAGAATGTTTCACATTTGCAAGAAAGAAGGAGAAGACCCTGGAATAACGCAAATTGAGATATCTGGAAAAACAAAGGAGCAATGCATCGCCGCCTGGAACCGCAGGGCGACGGGGTGGATAGCGGGATTTGAGGTCAAAGGCGCGGACGGCAGCGATATCGACTACGAAAAGCTGGGGCATGAAAACGGCTTATGCTCTTGCGACATCGACGGCTTCTACGTCGGCGAAGACGGACAGCTTTTATTAGTGGATGACTGCGGGAAATGTGCGTGGCTTGACCGAAAGGATTACCGCATTACGCCCCTGCCGACAGCGCCGGAGGATGAGTTATGAGAGGACGGCCGGCGCGGTTGATCGTACGGACAAATGTACTGACCGGCGAAATCGATTTACCGGACAGCGCGCCGCATATCGCAAAAAAGTCGTATATCGACCAGAAATCAATACGGACGTTTGCCAGGCTCGGCGGTGTGCATCATGGATATATGTACAGGTATGCGGGTGAGAAGAAAGAGGGGAACGGATGAGAACGGCGCAAAGCCTATTGGCGGAGCTGCAAGAAATCCAAGAGTTGAAGGAAAAAATCCGACGCAACGATGAGCAGATTGAAGCGTTGGAAGCTGCCGCTCTGCGCACTACGCAGGGAATCCGCGTGGGAAGCCGTGGGACAACGAGCCATGACGCGGTAGGTGACGCAGTAGCCGCCGCGAAGACGGCGATTGACGAGGCGTTGGGGCTGCGTGGTGAATATCTGTTGCGCATACTCAAGGCCGAGGAATGCATGGACGCTCTGGCGCTCAAGCCGCAACACCGCGCCATACTCCGCGCCATTTACATCGACGGCATGACGCGCACGGCGGCGAGAATACCCGATTGGCCGCGCATATCGGAGGCAATAGGCTATGTCGAAAAATACTGCCAGCGGCTATGGCATGATGCAAAGGAGATTGTGCGATATGCGCAGGTGATGTATCGCTAAAAACTTATGGTTGATTTCTTCCTTTATCCGTGTTTCAATGGCATTATCAAAGCCACGGGACATTGAGAGAGCCGCCCTATTCGGTGCGGCTCTTTCGCTTGCTCCCCGGCTTTGCGCCGGGCTTACCTAACGGCTCTGGCCACGGTGTCCCGTCGGGTATGTCCCACTCCATCTGGATGCCTCGGCCTGGGACTGGATGCGCTGCCGGCACTCGCCCGGCGTTGATGAGTTTACGCGCTCTGTCGGCTGATTTGCCGTGCTGCGCGGCCCACTGCGTGATGGTCATTGCGCGGCCTCCTGCTCTGCAATTAGGTCGCGCACGTTGCGGCCATCGTCCAGTATGTAGCCGGCGTATTCGTCCCAGTAAATCGTGTGGCCGGAAACGTCCTCGCTCAGCACAACATCAGCCTGCTTGTCGGCGAAATGAAAACGGCCCTGCTCGTCGGTGTAGGTGTTGTATCCGGTTGCTAATGTGCGTTCCATGATGTTCGCCCCTTTCTGCCCGGACTTGTGACCGGGCTGTGCATTACCGGGCCAAAGGCCCGTCACTCTGCGATTAGTCGTTGTCCTCGGGCTTGAATCCGGGCATATAGGCCGGAAGCCTCCAGCCATTGGCAAGCCCACTTTCGTCCATGTCGCGCGGGTCGCTATCATACCAGTCGGTGTCGTCCTGTCCGCTCAGAGCGTAGCCGGTTGTTATATTGCCGTCGTGGTGCACATTGGCCGTCCAGAGCTCCATGCCCTCGTGCTCGCCGATTTTCTCAATAAGCTTGATGTGATTTTTCATTGCTGCAATCCCCTTTCGCTTTGGCTTGTCAGGGCTTGGCACCTGACCGCCGCATTACGGGCCAAAGGCCCGGCCTCTGCGATTAGATTTCGTTCTGTTCGCGCCAGCGGAGCCAATCCGATATGCGCGTGATTCCCTTCGCGCCTACTGGGTTTTGCGCCGTTCCGCCCTCTTTGCGATTCTTAGCGCAGATGCTTTCGGCTTCCTTGCGCGTGATGCGATGCGCCCAGCCGGACGAGGGATTGAGTATTTCCTCGGCTACAGTCGCCTCAGTCTCGTTTTTAGGATCGTAAGAAAATATGTCGGTTTCGTTCGCGAATCCGCGCGGGCTCCTGACGATGTAATTCAACATGATGTTCGCCCCTTTCCTGCCCGGCGGCTCATGTCCGCCTGACGATGATAGGATAACGTACAACGGCGTCAGTTGTCAATACACATAATGCACAAAGTTTATTGTGCAAATCAAACAAATGTAAATCCCCCGCTGAAATGGGGGGGAGGACTAGGAGAGGGGGCGTGTGAGTGTGGAGGATATTATTAATAATCCTAGCGTACCAACGGCTCCTAAAAACCTAGGAGGGCAACCTCGTAAATATACCTCGGTAGAGGACATGACCGTTAAAATAGACGAGTATTTCAGGCGGGTTGAAGCATCTGAAAAACAATATATCAACGAGAAGACGGGAATTCCCACTATTATAAAAACCCCTGCTTATTATGGACGTCTCCTGCTAAGCCTAGGAATGACCTACACTACAGCGCAACCATATGAGGACGGAGAGTACGACGATAATATAAATAAGTTCTCGCACGTCCTTGCGTGCGCGCGCATGAGTTGCGAGGCCGAGGTGGTCGAGGGGGGCGCTAAGGGCTGGTACAGTGACAGGATAGTGTCTGCAATCCTCCAGCGGCATCACGGCTACAGCGAGAAGACCACGCTGGACGTCAGCGGCACTATCATCCACCAGATGCAGCCGCTGTCGCCGGAGGAGCGCGTGGCCAGGCTAGAGAGAGCGCATCAAGCGCTGCTGGCGGTAGAGGTCGTGGCGCCGGTTGATGCGGAGTACGAGGAGCTGCCCTCTATTGCGGTAGATTCGAGCGATGCATGATATGCAGGTAAATGCGATGTTTATGCACAAATCACCGGAAAGCATCCCAACACTTCGAAGAACTACAGTTTTACGAATAGTTCACAGCCTTCAACACCGCATGAATGCTCAACTGTATAAATATGCAGTGTTATACGACGTTCGATTAAACGATATCGTCATAGGTCAGGGTTTCGCATAGCGCGATAGAGCACAATGTAGTGTCCAGTCACCTGTTTGCAATCTCAAAACACAGCATCGCAGTATAGGCACGTAGGAGCGCGTACAATCGATGCGATGCTCGATAGTACAGTTCTGTGCATCAACGGGGTACGCGCGCTCCTGCCGCATCCTACAGCACGATAGGGGCATGTGCGTTGTTTGGGTTGCCCTGCGATGCTCAAGCGCGGAAACGGGCGGGGGGGGGTACCCCCATAAAAGCGTCGCCGCCTACCGTGTATACACTTCCCCGCACAATTTTTTTATATTTTATAAGGGCCGCAAGGCTCTTTTATTTTACAGAGGTACGAAATGGAACAAAAAATAAAATATTTACACAAGTGCACATGTTGCGGGCGCGGTATGCCGGTTCCGCAGATATGCGCGGATTGCTTGGAAGACATGATAACACTCGAAACAAATGATTCAGGAATAGACGAAGTACTTAAATACGATGTGCCCAAACAAAACAACGTCGTCCCTCTGCGCCACGGGCAGTAGGAGATAGATAGACAGAAAGACAGAAAGGCAGGCAGGTAAATGATTTTAAAACGACGCGCACCAGACGAGGAATGTGAAACCGATGTGTGGGTTTTCATCGACAAGATTGACAGCGCCCGTCCATACTTTACCCGAAGTCTTGCGGCGGATGGCTCACCGGGGCCTTTTGTTAGGCATGTATCCATCGAGCGCAGGGGTGAGTTTATCACGCTGGACTTGCAAGGCGAAGCATATTTGCTTAGCGATTCCGGACGCACGATAGAACGTCTTTAGCGACAACGCGGGCGGGCTGTGGCCCCGCCTTTTTAGGAGGGGAAAATGGGCAAGTTGATAAAATTCCCGGAAAAAGACAATCCCGTTTCGTTCTTCAAAGAGACTTTGCGACTTGTAGAAGACGCCGAGAAAGACGATGACCCCATTACCTCTGTCGTTGTTGCCATGCAGTTGAAAACCGGCGAGTGGGTAATGGGTTATCATGCTGCGGGTTTTGAAAAGCGGCTTGAAGCAATGAGCCAGATTAATTGCGACGTGATAGACATGATGATTCAAAATAACGCCGACCGCTACGGACTGCACACACATGAGGACTAAACCCTATACCGCAATCGGCATCCGCCGCTTGAAGTGTTTCCGGTGCGGCGCGAGAGCCGGGGCCACATGGCAGATATGCAGCGACGGCGGAATATTCCGGCCCATATGCCATCAGTGCGATGTTGAACTGAATTATTGGGTGCTGCGCTGGATGAACTTCCCGGACTGGGAAGCGAAATTCAAGCAGTACGTTGACAAGGTGCAAAAAGAGTGGGGATTTACGGCGGACTTTGAATTCATCAAGCAAAATCCGCCATTTGAGGAGTGATTCACATGGCTAAGAAAAGCACGAAACTCGGCGGTGGCGGACGGTTCGCTAAGATGCAGGCCGCCATTGAAAAGACGGGCAAAAGCGCCGAATCCGCCGCCGCAATCGCCGCTGCCGCCGGGCGCAAAAAGTACGGCGCTAAGAAAATGGCAAAAATGGCCGCATCTGGCAGGAAACGCGCCGCGAAGAAATAGATAACAAAAAAGCGAGATCACTCTCTCGCTCGATTATTCGCTCCGGCAGGCGGGACATTCTCCCGCTCTCAACCCTCGCCTTACTGGTTTTGTTTGGGTTGATGTGCCCATCTCGCCAAACTACTCCCACGGCCATGAACGCCCCCAAAGTCGCGACCTCTGCATTGGACATTCAATGAACGGATTGCCGCTGCTTTTAACGCTACCCGGCAATGCAATTATAAGTTATTCGGCGAGGCTTGTCAAGGTGCGAAGAAATAGAGAAGGTGGCGATCATGCCCAAGAAAGCGAACCCCGATGCGGAAGTGTACGAGGTTGAGTACCAGGCGATTATAAAGAATTGCGAGTATTTCATCAACGAGTTTGTTTACATAGAGAGCAAGGGCACGAGAGAAACCGAAATAAAGTTCAAATTATGGCCCCTGCAACGCGCCGCGCTGAAACTCATGCTTGTCTGGCGGCTCTTGATATTCCTGAAAGCCCGGCAACTCGGGTGTACGTGGCTGGTGCTCGCATACGCGACGTGGCTGATGCTGCGGCCCGCCAAGAAAATTATCGCGCTCTCCAAAACGGAGGACGACGCAAAAGAACTTGTGCACCGCGTGGAATTCATCCTGCGGCACCTGCCGGAATGGTTCATCAAGATGTCCAACGTGCCGTTGGCGGACATGATTACTTACGACCCGATAGCGACGCGCATAACGGTTTATCATCCCGGCAAGGAACCGTCGGTATTCATGGCGCTGCCCGCAGGCCCGAACAGCGGCGCGAGCTTAACCGCAGACCTCGTCATTATCGACGAGTGGGGCTTGCAGGACGAGGCGGAAAAAATATACCGGGCGGCATACCCGACAATCAATGACGGGGCGGGGCAACTGTTCGGCGTTTCCACCATGCGGATAGGCTCGTTTTTCTACCGGATGGTTAAGGATTGCCTGCTGGGGTTGAACGACTACAAACTGATATTCTGGCCGTGGAACACGAACCCGGCGCGCGATCAGGAGTGGTACGAACGAGCAGTCCGCAACTACGCGGGCAATATGAAGTCCGACTACCCGGCGACGATAGAAGAAGCGCTCTCCCAGGCGGAAGGGTGCTTTTTTAATGAGTTGAACGCCGATACGCACATCAAGCAATCGGTAAAAATACCCGATTGGTATAAGCGGTACGCGTCGATAGACTTCGGACTGGATGGATATGCGGTTATCTGGTACTACGTCGACGACCAGGGCATGATTCGCGTGTACCGGGAGCTGTACGACCACGACAAGGTGATTTCCACGGCGGCGGATATGTTCCTCGCGGCGAACAGGGGAGACAGAATATCCGGGTTTTTTGCGCCGCCGGACTTGTTTGCAAGGCGGCAGGAAACAGGCAAAAGCCTCGCGGAATCATTCGCGGAGAAAAAAATATATTTGACCCAAACGTTCAACAACCGCGAAAAGGGCTGGCTTGCGGTCAAGGAACTGTTGAAGCCGTTCAAAACGCGGGATGTGCAGACCGAAGAAGAATACGAGACCGCGCTGCTGACAATCAACGCCGGGTGCGCGCCGCATCTATGGCGCTGCCTGTCGACCATCCAGCGCGACCCGAATAACTACAACGACGTGCAGGACAGGCCGGGGAACGAAATAGAACACGAGCTGACCCATTTGCCGGATGCGTTCAGGTATTTTGCAGCGGGACGTACGTTCCCGTCGATAGACAATTCCCATCTCGCAAGACAAGCCAAACTGATAGACCGGTTGCGCCCGCAGGCCGCGATAAGGATGTGAACACATGCCAATGACCGTAAAAACACTGAAAGAAACGGCGAAAAAGGTCGTAAAAGTGGTCAAGGAAGGGCTGTCCACCTCGCAAAAAGACATGTTCAACTACGAAACGAAGGAAAGCCGCGAGGCAACAATACTGTTTTTGTTCGATTACGCGAAGCGTAGTAAGGCCGACCACGATGCAAAATGCATAAAGTACGATGATTATTATAACGGGAGGCACGAAACGGCGCTTCAAATCGCCAAATCGTGCCAGGCTGCCGGTATTCCGTGGATTCCCGCCGAAGTTTCAGACGCGTATATCCACGTCGAGAGCCTTATCAATCCGGACTGCCCGGATTTCGAGTTCAGCGGCAGGGACGGCTATATCGACCCGCGAAAAGCGAAACAGCGCGAGTACGTCGTTAAATACGTTTGCGATAGTAATAAATTGGAGCGAATGATACCCAACCAAGAGCGCAGAATCAATAAGTCCGGCGACTGCGTCTATAAAGTGTACTGGGATAGCGTCAAACGTTCGCCGTATACGGTTCAGGAGGGCGATATCTCCATCTACGATATTGACCCGGCCAACATTTTCCCCGATCCGACCGCCTTGTGCGTGGACGATTGCGAATATATCGACTACGTCTACCCGCTGCACAAGCGCGAGGCGGCGCGCCGGTACAAAAAAGACCTGAAAAAGCTCGGGAAAACCATTCACGAGTTCGGCGGATGCACGTTCCATACCGACACGCAGATATATACGGGCCAGTTCAACGACTTCAACGGCGATACCGTTCAGATAATCGAGCATTGGTACAGGGACGACGACGGCGACATCGCCCTATCCATACTGATTAACCTCGAAGAAGTGCGGCACGTCCCGAAATACTGGATGAAGACGGGCGCGCAGAACAAATTGTACCCGTTCGTCAAAATATGCAAAATCAGTGCCGAGAACTCGTTCTGGGGGCGTTCGGAACTCGAAAGCATCATCAATTACATCGACGCCGCCGACCGCGAAATGGCGTACGGCATGGTCAACGACGCGTTTATGTCGAACGATATCATACTGTCCGAGGCAGGCGCGTTCGTGGATGATAAAATGCCGGAGAGCGCGCCGGGCGCGCACTGGCAGGTCAATCCGGGCAAAATTGGCGCGGTTGCGCGGCTAAAGGGGCTTGAATCGCTCCCGGAACACGCCGGCACGGTCGAATTCCTGCAAAAACAGATTGAGCGCACCGTGGGTAACTACGATACGTCAATGGGGCAGGAACCGGCCCGCGTATCCACCGCAAGCGGTATCGCGCAACTCAACGAACGCGCCGATTCTCGCAAGAATATCAAGAAAGCCGACCGCACAATCGGGTACGAAAACCTGTTTGAACTGATAGACTGGACGGCATTGGAATTCTACGACGATAACCGGCTTATTTATCTGGGCGTGCCCGGCTCCAAGCGCGCAGAGCCCGCCGGCGCGATGAGCGAGCCGTTGCGTGACAGCGCGGGCGACCCGTACAACGACAACCTGGACGCCGGGCCGATAATCTTCAAGTTCAACTCCGAGTCCATGAAAATCAAAAACAGTGAAACGCAGGAAGCCTACTTCCCACGCGTTGACGCGACTATCCACGCAGGCGACAGCCTGGCGCACAATAAGGCGTTTACGCTGTCCTTCCTCGAAGGAATGCTGGCAATGCCGATAACGCCGCTCAACTTCAAGATTGTGGAATCAATGGTGGAACTCGTGGACTTGCCGATGCGCAAGGAAATCATTGACCACCTCGATAAAATGTTCGCATCCGGGGCCATGAACCCGGCGACCTCCAAGGGCGACCAGGGCGGCGCGGCAATGCCTGCGGGCGAACTGCCAGAGGAAACGCCGCCGTCAAGCGGCCTGCCCCCGGAGATACGGGATATTCTTTCCGGGCTGACGCAGGAGCAGATACAGCAAATTTCGGAGAACCCGCAAATGCTGGAACAACTGATGCAGGGCGGCGGGCAGCAGACGGAAATACCGCCCGAAGTGCTGGCGATCCTCGAGGCACTCACCCCGGAACAGCAGGCGTTGGTGATGCAGAATCCGCAACTGCTTGAAGAAATCATGCAAGGGGGTGCGCCGAGTGGCGAAATGCAAGGGCAAACCTAAGGCCGGAAAAAGCGGTGGCGTGAAAAAGAGATAATGGGAGGTAGAGATGCAAGAAGTCCGGTGTACCTACTGTAACAAACTGCTCGGCAAATTCACGATTGCCGACGGGGAAATCAAATGCCCCAGGTGTGGAACCATGAACGCCGTAAAGGAGAGCGCCAAATGAGTATAAGGATTTACAGGGCAAGCATTCCGGAAAACGCGACGATGGGGCAGATGCTAATTGCGGGTCGCCGCATTCGGAAAAGCATCCAAGCCGACTTAAAAGACGTGCCTCACAAGATGTGCCGATGGGACAGGTGGCGATTAGAATTTCCCGCTGGGATGTCTTTGCGTTGTGGGGTTTTAACCGAAGAATAAACATATAACTTTTGAGCTTCTTTGAGAGCCGTAATCCTTCGGGGTTGCGGCTCTTTTTTTATTGCCCAAAACGCGCTCACGGCCTAAAAAGGTGCGCGGAATGCCGACGGGCTTTGTACGGAAAAGGAGATTCATCATGGCACGCAATGAAAAAGGCGAAGTGGTTTTTGACGCCGACGAACAAGCGAAGGTAGACGCAATTGTGCAGGAGCGCGTGGCGCGAGTAAAGACCGAGAAACCCGCCGACTACGACGAACTGGTCGCCATCAAAGACGAGTTGGTCGCTTTCAATTTCACGGGTACACCCGCTGAAATCAGAGCGCAGGTTCGCGCCCAGCGGGAGGAAGCGCAACGGCAAGCGCAGGTTAAGGAACTTGAGGCGCAGGCCGCAGAGACCGGCGCATCACCCGAATTACTGAAAAAAATCGCCGCCCTGGAAAAGAAACAGGCGGAATACGATGCCGAACGCGAGGCCACAAAAGCGGAGCAAGCCAAGAAACAGAAAGAAGAAGCCGACATACAGGCGCAATTTGAAGCATTTGACGCCACTTATCCAGACGTGGACAGGGACGCATTGCTGAAAGACGCCAAGTTTATGAGATTCGCAAAGGGCAAGGCGATGCCTCTCACCGAGGTATACGCCGACTATGCGGAACTCATGGACAAGGCCGAGATTGCGGCGTTGGCAAAAGCCAGGGACAAGGAAGACCGCGGCACTGGCAGCGGCAAGGGCAGATCGGACGGCGGCACTTACGGCCTTACGCCGAGGCAACAGGAACTTGCGCGAGAGAACAACATGGACTTCAAGGAATATGCAGACCTGCTTTCAAACATCAAGAAAGGATGAAAACGAATGTTTCAATATGCCTATGACCTTAGCGGCGCGGCGGCCCCCGTTATCAAGGCGTTCGACGTCGCCGACGCGACCGCAATCAAAAAGGGCGAAATTCTGCGGCTGACCGACGGCTACCTTGTGGCCGGCGGCACGGACTATACCACGGACTACATCGGCGTGGCTTGCAACGACAAGACCGCAAGCGACGGGCAGACCCGCATGAAGGTGTACTGCTCGCCAACGGCGGTTTACAGGGTTCCAGCCATTGTAACGACCGTAACCGCTACGCCCTCCACGACCACATGGACGGACACGGTCACTATCCTGAATACCACGAACGACATGGCGAACGGCGGGAAACTCAAAATCAAGGGCCTTGCCGCAACCCATACCGGCACATACGTTGTCGGCAAAATCATTCCCATAACCGACTACACGACCAGCGCGATTGTGTGCGCCGCCGCCTCGTTCCCCGGCAACACCACGGTAGGCGATTCCGCATACTTCTTCCCGCCTATCGGATTGCTCGGAACAACACCGTCCGCCACCAACGC